TCAGATATAAGCATTGGGGACGTATTCTGAGGCGGTGATTTTAAGGTAGTCGTTTTCGTCCATTTCGATGGATTCGATGCGGAATTTTTTTGAGGTCCAGGCGGGCTGTGAGGGGTGGGAGATTTCGATGATGTCGAAGACCTGGAGGGCGAGGCCTTTGACGGTGGTTTTGAAGTCCACGATCCAGCGAGAGCCGATGTCTTCGCGGAGCATGGTTTCGCCAAGTCGTTCGGCCTGGGACTGGGTGGAGACGGCGAGCATGCGGAGGGTTTCTTCGACGACGCCGTCGTTGCCGAGGCGTTCGGCGCGGTCGGCCTGGTCGTCCGGATTGTCGCGGACGACTTCGGTTTCAGCGGAGAAGGTTTCGAGGGAGTGGTAGAAGATGTGGAAGCGGTTGGCGCGTTGGGAGCGGTCCATCATTTCAGCGGAGAATGACCCAGCGAGGATATTAGAGGTGTCAAAAGCAAAGACTGGCTCCGCGGCGGCGCGTGGCTTGAGGACGAGTTTGCCGTTCGCGGCGATGAGCACAGAATAGCAGGCGTCAAGGATGGCGCGGATGTGATCTTGGACCGGCTTGCGGTAATCGAGTGCATAATCAGCTCGATACCGTGGTTCGGTGGTGGTACCGGCATGGGTTTGCCAAGTTACAAGCTCATCGCAATGGGTTTGCAAAGCGTTTGCAGCCTCCCAATCTATTTTATCTTCCGGAAAGCCTTTACCATTGATTTTTTCGGTGAGGAGATAGATCAGGATGCGCGCCGGGTTCCGTGTCCAGGAGCGCGGAAAATAGGTGTAGGAGGCTGTGATGGCTGCGGAGGGTGGTGGGGGCGTGATGAATTCGATGAAGCCTTTGGTCCGGTTGAGGTGGAAGACGTTGCCGGCTTGGTGGTCGGCGGAGATGGGTGAGAATGGGGTGCCGGCGACGGTGAGGGAGGAGATGGTTTCGATGTCGTCATGGTCTAGTTTGAAGCGTGTGGTGGTGCCGTCGCCGGTGCCGACGGCTTCGGCGGTGATGGTGGTGCGGATGAATCCTGATGCATCGAATGTGCGGCAGAGCCGGCCTTTGGGCGTTGCGATGAGGTTCCATTGGGAATATTTGGTGGAATCGACAAGCCGCGCGACGAGGTAAGCGCATCCTGGGAATCCATAGACCGGGAAATTTCGGTCGTAGTGGGCGCGGATGTCCACTGGCACGGAGATGTCATGAGCTCCTGTGTAAAGTGTGATTGATGGCCGATGGGTGTCGGAGCCTATGGTGCCGTCCACGGCGGCTGCTTTGGTCTGGTCGGGGTTGAGGGCGTAGCCGCTGGGGTGCCAGTGTGGATCAGAGTGGAGGAGGCCGTTGATTTTGATCTGGTTGGAGTCGAATTGGAAATCTTCAATGGGTCCTTGGGAGAGGATGACGATTTTGTTGGCTTTCTGGTGGGTTGGGTCGCCTGGGGTCTGGCTGCGGTCGACGCGGGATTGGTAGGGGCAGTTGCCTGCGACGGAAACGGCGCCGAAGAGGTCCGGGAGCGGGATGGTGGGGTTGGTCTGGGTCCACAGCTGGTCAAAGCCGTAGCGGCCGCTTTCATTTCGGAATTGTCCGATCTTCGGGCGTGGCGTGAGGAATGCGGTCGCAGCGGATAGCGCGATTGAGATGATGAGGAGGATGGCAGTGGCCCAGCCGAGGCCTGGAATGGACAGGGCCGCGGCAATGTCCTGCGCATGCTCTGGTGTGATTTGAGCTACAGGTGTGAGGCCTACACGGCGGAAAAGTGTCAGGCCGCGGTCAATCCGTGATGCGCACCCCTGGAGCGTATGGAGAAATTTGTCTCCTCCGAGATAGATTGCGACGTGGGCCGGGCGTCCGGAGTCATCAGCAAAGAAGACGAGAGAATTCGCGGTGAGCGTCGCACGGTCAAAAGGATGTAATGCCAGCACGCTGGCGGGACGGCTGGAGTTGAGGAGCGAGGAGGTGGGCGGGACGGAAACGTTCACCCCGATGGAATGGAGGTGGGCGAGCGCAAGGCCGACACAGTCGAGCCCTAAGCGTGGGTCGCGTCCGCCAGTTTTCCATGGAATATTAACAAGAGGATGGATGGTCATTTCAGCGGATAATGGTTTCTGCCGGCAGCGAGTCAAACCCGCCATAGTTTTCAGTATTACCCCTTATGGCGCAGGCGTTGAATGTGCCTGAGCATCCGCGTTCGACGGTGAAGCGGTCGCCTGCGGATGGTGCAGTGGGCAGCGCCTCGCAATAGATTTGGCCGCGAAAGCTCTGAGTGATGCGGCGCGAGATGCCGCGGAGGGCGACAGTTGGCGTGTCTGAATCGAAGGTGATGCGTCCGTGTGCCCAGTAGTTGATGGTGCCTTCATAGGCGCGGACTTTGTTGAACATCGCATAGGTGATTTGGTCACCCCAGATGGTGCGGACGTTGATCCGCCAATACTGTGCCTCCGGCGGGGCTGTGAGGTTGATTTCGGCAACGGCGCCAGCGACTGGCGGAAGCTCAAAGTAGGTCAGGAATGTCCAGTTTGCGGCGTCATTAGAGGCGAAGAGCGTGATTAGACGAGGTAATGTTGAGTGGTCAGTGTTGTCGCGTTGTTTGATACGCCATATTCCAAGTTGGATGGGTGCTCCGAAGTCGAATGTCACCCATGGTTTTAGCAGAGGATTTTTAAGGCCTGCTTGATCGTCCGGGATGATCCAATATCCTTGGTCATTGATGCCCCAATCGAGGACGCCGAATGCGCTCTGTGACGGTGCGTTGATTTTCCATCCTGTGGCATACGATGTTTTGACGCGATAACCTTCATAGGATGAGATTTCCGACGAGGTGGTGATGGCGGCATTAGCGAGCGGGTCCACCAGGTCTGAGGATGATGAGCTGGTGCGCATCTCGATCGTCATCGTGATGATATCTTCTGCGAACCACGGTTGCGGACCGCCTTTGCTGCATGTGACACGATAGTAGCGGAAGGACTGGGCCTGGAGGATGACGCGCCAACGTTGGCCGCCGCCAAGTGCCGTTGAGATGGAGGTGAGCTGTGGTGCGGTGGAGTTGATGCGGACCCATGTGGACGCATCTGCTGAGGCCTCCACGATGCAAGTGCGGACCAGCGCCTGGGGATGGAAATCGAGGATCTGGATGGCGCGCGAGGTGCCGAAGTCGAACCGAATCCACGGTGTCCAGATATCGACGCTTGGGGTGGGATTGTCCGGGTCATCCGAAAATCGCCAATGGGCATCCGCCGGATAGGTGTCGCTGAGGTTTGCGGCTTCGTAACCGGATTGCTCAGAGCTCGCCGTTATGGTGGCGAACGGGACGGCGTCGGTGCCAATGGCTGACGCCGTATCTTCGAGGAGACCGGTTTCGCTGGTCAAGGTGACGGAAGTCCCGGCTGATGTGATATCGATGGGCGAGCCGTCAGCCTCGGTGGCGAGTTGGAATGTGTCGTCATCCGGGTTTATGACGTAGTACCAGCGGCCTGGTGTGATACCGGTCGGCGCTGGGCTGCCTGTTAGCCGGACGCGATGGTTGGCGAGGAGTGTGTGGGAGGGGAGATGGATGGTGTCGGTGACGGGGTCTGCGGTGACGGGTTCGTCGGCGTAGCCGGTGAAGAGGGATGGAATGTAGGTGGTGGTGGGTGTGTAGGAGGTGTCCACGGTTTTGGGCTTGCGATTGGCGGAGGAGAGTTTGACGGCGGTGCACATGTCGTCGCCCCAGCGCCATCTGCAGGCGGCGTGCATGTTGTGTGCCGGGAGCATGGTGGAGAAGTTGGCGAGTGAGGAGGAGAGCGTGAATTGGATTTGTTCGAGGGTGACGCGGGCGGAGTCAATCTGCCCGGCGAAGACGAGGAGACAATCTGTCGGTGTGAGTGGTCCTTCGATGGATGTGGGGACCTTCCTTATCACCACGTGGACATCGTACCAGTCCACGGCGGCGAGCATCGATGCCCATTCGGATGTGACATTAGAGGCTACAATGGCAAGCTTGTCGTTCGCAGATTTAGACTGGGACTTGATGATCTTTCGCTTGATTGGCCAATAATGATAGGTGGCCGATGAGCCTTGTGAGGCCGGCGGTTCCGGGGAATTAGTGGGGGTGAAGAAATCAAATTGTCCTGCGCCCGTGGAGAGGCGGAGCGTGGATGTGTTGCCCCACGGTGTGGAAATGTTTTCCTTCAGGTAAATATCATACAGCTCAATCCAGGATGATTGATCGGCGGCAGCTGCAGTCGAAATTGAGGACGGGAGGGAGAGCATGGGATTTCAGTCACGGTAATGGTGTTTGTGATGAGGCTCTGGGAAAAGTGGGCGGCGTTTCTTCGTCCAATGGTAGCGGCCGCAGTAGGGGCAGAGGACGGCTTCGACGCGTTGTCCTGAAACACGCGCGCCTTCAATGATGGCGCCGATTTGGGTGCGGTAGCAGCGGAATTTGGTGACGCCGCAGATTTCGTGGTCGTCATGGTCTAGGGTGTGATGGGGCATGGGGATCAGATGGTTGCGAGATTGAACTGGTAGGCGAAGAGGTTGTGGAAGTTGGCGGCGGCGAGGTCCACGAGTTCAATGTCGCCATAGTCTTCCCACCAGGCGGCAACGTGGTTGATGTCGCCGCCATATTGGTTGGCGCCGTCATCGTCGGAGAGGAGGGAGATGCGCGTGAGTTCGGAGGCGTTGTTGGTTTTGGCGTCGAAGCCGATGCGCTGTCCGTCCACGTAGAGGCCGACGGAGCCTGGGCCGACGAAGGCCATGGCGGAGTGCCAGCCGGTGGTGACGGTCCATTTGGCGTTGGTGTAGGTTTCGGAGAGGTTGCCGTTGTATGGGGAGAGGACGCCGGTTTGGATTTGGAGTCCTGCGGCTTTTCCGGCTCCGGCTTCGGCGAGGTCCTGCACGGCAGCAAGGACGCCGCTGTGCGAACCGTTAAAAAAACATGCGATCATGAGATTGGAGAGGCCCACGGAGGTATCCGGGCAGATGCGGCGCGCCGGGATGGCTGTGAAGTGTTGGTATTGGGCGAAGAGGTTGGCGACGCCGAGGTCGGAGGGGGAATCTGGAGTGAGGTGGCGGTTGTTGAGGGAGGTGTCGTAGAGGGTGGGTTCGCGGTCGTACTGGCCGGCGTGGAGCCAGATTTGGATGCGGTTAGCGTCGTACCAGAAGATGGGTCGGAGGCCGGTGCCGCCCACGTCAATGGCTGCGGCGAGTTCGTCTTGGTCGGGGAGGAGGCGAAGCGGGGCGATTTCTTCCATGGAAATGGTGGGGCGATAGATCATGCCCTGGCGATTGAGGCGGAAGTCTTCGCCGAAGCGGACTTTGGCGTTTCCTGTGCGATGGACGTTGTCGCGGAACCAGAAGGCGTCATAGCGACCAGAGCGCGCGGCGGCGAAGCTTTTTAGGTATTGGAATTCGGCGTCGGTGAGTGCGGTGTGCTGGAGGGTGAAGCGGCGTTTGAAGTGGCGGTCGTTCCAGAGGCGGCGCGCGGCGGTGGAGCCGTCTTCGAAGTCATCGGTGATGACGCGGGAGACGAGCTGGATGTCGAGGGATTCGACGGCGGCGAGTGGGTAGAGGACATCGCTCATGGTGGGGTGGGTCAGGAGGTGAGGCGTTTGACGGCGGATGAGATGGCCGAATCTTCGTGGAGATCGTTGATGATGCGGATTTGGGCGCCTGTGATGGATTCGTCCACGATTTCAGCGCGGAGTCCTGGGGCGAGCCGGATGTTGACCGTGGCGGCGCCTGCGACCGGCGCGCCGGTTTGTGCCGCGGGCTGTCCAGCGTGGGATGTGGTGGAAGAGAGGATGCCGTCGGCGGCCTTCCGGATGGCGGCGAGGGAGGCGAGATGCGAGGCGTCGATGAGCGCGAGACGTGACGGCCCCACGTTCCCGACGATGGCATTGATGCCGCCGATGGAGAGCGTCCGGGAGCGACTAAGGACGGCGAGGTGTTCAGCCCCAGCCTCACCAGCCAGCACATTGAAGCGCGGGAAAAAAGTGGGCGAGGTGACCATGCTCACGCCAGCAATGGTGCCCGCGGCGGCGGCCTGGACAACACCGCCATGCGCCAGGCCAATGATGGATGGACCAAATGCGGCCTTGATGGCGCGCAAGATGAGGAGCTGCATGATCATCTGGGCAACTGACGCCATGAACTCGCGCGCGAATTCGCGGAAGGCATCTTTGGCCTCTTTGGTGCCGGAAATGAAATCCACAAACGCACGAGAGAAACCGCTCGCGAATTGCAGACTCGCAAAGCGTGTGATGTCTTTGATGATGAGGTGGGTTTCGTCGTATTTGAGTTTGACTTCGTTGAGCGAGGCGATCCGCTGCTGGTCCAGTAGCTGCAGCGTGGCCTCTTTGTTGGTGTTGATGATTTCGGCGGCGTGGGCGGTTTCGCCGGCTTTTTCGAGTTCGTATTGGTAATAGTCTTCAATGAGCTGCCGGCGGTGCTTGAACATCTCGTCGATCGCGAATTGCTCCTGCTGCATCAAAGAGAGGGAGGCTTTATGGGTCCGATCGACTTCCGCGGCGCCTTCGCGCGCGAGCTCGGCCGTTTCGAGGATGTACCGTTGCTTGGTTTCAGCGAGAGCCGCCCTCCATTGTTCTGCGGTGATCAAGCCGCGATCGAATTGGGAATTGAGCAGAATTCTTATTTGTTCTTGCTCGCGTCTAATTTGGTCGTAGGCGCCGATGACCTGGTTGGGCATCCATGCGGTGCCCATGGATGTGGTCCAGGTGGCCGCAAAGTTCGTTGCGCGATAAAGTTTCAGGCGATCCCGGAGCTGGGCGAGTTCGCGGGCCGCGACTTCGTCCGGGTCGAGGGTGCGCTGGATCGGGACGCCGATGTTGACAGGCAGATCGCCTTCACCTCGAAGAAAGGCGCGGACCATGGCCAGCCGACGATACATGTCCTCGGCGGTCGTCATCGTCCTGATGTGCTCGCGCAGCGCGGCGCTTTGCTCGCTCGTGATTTCTGCATCCCGCTCTTTCTGCAGGATGATGCGGGTGAGTTCCGAGCGCAGTTTGATGACCTGGTCCGTGAGAGCGAATTCCTCTTTAGATCCGATGTTTCCGGCGCCTAATTTGCCGAGCCATTGCACGAATTCAGTCGTGGCAGACAGGGCTGAGGCAAGGTGGCGGGTGTAGGCACCGAGGCCTTCCGAGACAAACTGGCCGAGTTGTTGCTTCGCTTCTGAAAATGCGACGGATAATTCACGGAATCCGCTGGTGGTGCTCGCCTGGCTTGCAGCGAGCCCGCTGAAGCGTTTTTCCATGGTGTCGAGGATCATCGCCAGCTTTTCCGCGCGCGATGCGCCCTCGGGGAAATCAATTTTCAGCAAACGCCGCATCGGCTCGAATTCGCCGCTCACGGCTGCTCCCAGGTTTCTGGCGACGGTCTGGAGGTCGAAGCCCGCGGCGGACATGTCGAGCATGTTCCGCGTCAGCCGCGGCATCTCCTCGCGCAGCGCCCCGAACTGCACCAACGTGGCCTGCGCACTAAGGACGACATCGTCCTGGACTTTGGCCATGTCGGCCATCTCCGATGCGAGCCTTTTGAGCTCATCAGAATACTCACGGCTGTGCTGCCCTGCAGCAATGAGAGAACCGTCGAGGAGTTTGGCCGCGCGTTCGAATTCAGAAAATTCATGCACAGCGTCCTTGATGATCCTGGCGGATACCAGTGCCGTGAGCGCGGCCCCGGCCGCTTTCCATGAGGAGGCAAGTGCGGCCCCAGCCTTGTCTGTTTTGGCCGCCTGCGCCTCGAGCCGCGCCAGGTCCGATTCAGCGTCTCGCGCCCCAGATCCTTGGCGTGTGATTTCGATCGCGATTTGGGCTTTCTGGTCCATGGTGCTCAGTATGAAATGTCGGGCTGCGCGCGCCTTCGGCGATACGTGATGTGGTAAGTGACGATCGCGCCGCCAACTGCGCCGCCATCGTGGAGGAAGAAGCGGGTCGAAATGTACTCCGTCCAAAGCGCGGTGTTTTGGAGAGTCGGGTCGGCCTCGATCTTCTCCTGCAGGACCGCGACAAGCCTGCGCACTTCAGGCATGAGCTGGCATTTTCTGCCGCCGGCGGTGGTGATTTTGAAGTGGATGGGGAATTGCAGTGTGAATCCTCGAATATCTTCGCCATCAGTGTTGTTTTCAGTGTTGCGGATTTCATCATCCACCTGCCAATGGAGTGCTGGGAAGACGGCCGAGGCTTCGCCGATATCATTGATCTCGGCGGCCTGCCGGAACTGCAAGGCCGCCGCAAGCTCTTTGCAATGGTCCTGCAGGACGGCGAGAATTTGATCGATGACGGGAATGTTGTTCATTGTGTCGATAAAGTATCTGGCTCGCCTGAAGCCGCCGTGGTCACAGCGTCGGTGATGGACCGGAAGGTGTCTTGCAGCGCCGGCCGGAGGAACGGCCGGCCAAGGTAATGAATGCGTCGCGAGTGCGCGCGCACGTGAGCCTGTTGGGCGATTGTAATGCGGGCGAGTTTGCGCCCGACATGGGCGCGGTACCCGACAATGTGTCCTCTTGCATCTCGGACGGCGTAGCGTTTCAGTGATTTGAAAGTTTGGACGGCGAGCTTCCTGGTGAAAAGCATCATCTGATTGGAGACCCGGAATCGGATGACGCGCGAGTGAGCGCGCACATTTTGCGAGCCCGAAAAACCGAATTCGTGAAACGGGGCATAGGGGATGTTGGTCCCAACGTAGCCGAGCACGCGCCCGGCGTTGACAAGAACGCGCGCGTTGATGCTGCGGCGAAGAGCCGTCGTCACTTCACCGAGGTGGCGCGGGCGCGGCCCCTGGAGGTAGGCGGTCTGGGTGCGGGCGGCTGTGACCAGCAGCGCCCGGTAAAGGCCGCGCTGGATGCGTTCGGCCATGCCGGAGTCCCACTGGCGGAGCGAGCGGATGCTCAACTTGAGATTTGACCGAATGCGGATCATGGCGTCCCCTCTTCTTCAGGCGGGCAAGTGATGTGGTCGAGTTCGCGATCGAGGTCGTCGAGGAGGCGAGAAAATTTGGCCGCGTCCCAGACGGCCAGGGACTGTTCGGCGTTGCGTTCGAGCTCACGTCTTCTGGCGATTAATGCGCGCATGCGAAATTTGGGCCATGACCATTCCCACGTCTCCTCGGCCGAGTAGCCCGCTGAGACAAGGATCATCTCGGCGCGGATGGCGTCGAGGGTCTGTTCGGTGGTGTGGCAGGTGTCTGGACGGTCCTGGTCGCTTTCTCGAGTTGCTCCTGAGCGGCGGAGAGCATTTTTTTTTCCCACTCAACACCAAACGCCAGCGCAAAAGCGGTGCACTCCACCAAATCTGCCGATGCGCCGTCAAGTTTGTCCAGCCACCGTTCATCCCGATCCTGGCCAACAGCAAGCTGGACGATCGGCCAAGGATCGCCGGACTGAATGAGGTCAAGGCGCGCCTGGCGCATCGCGCGGCGGGAGGGAGCGGTCAGGCGTATGACCTCCTTCCGCCCCGACCGGTATGTGATTTCGATGTCCTTAAAGCCGGCCTCGTGGTCCTGGACGGAGCAGAACATGGTCAGTTATCGCTTTCTTGTGTTTTTTTTTCATTCCGGGCCTCGGCCAGGGTGAATTCTCCACGCGGATATTCCCCCAACGTGATGATGGCCCTCCCGTCCTGGGTGATACCATGTTTAAATTCGACTAGCACCAGGTCTAGGTCGCCCCCGATTTCTTTCAGAATGACACCTTCGTGGGGGAATCGTGGGTGACGCACCCGGTCGCCAATTTGAGGAGGTTTTGTTGTTTTCATAACAAGTATCATGAAAATTTCATCGCGAGTTCATTCCCAGGCGTGCTGGTCATGAGTTGTTGCACTACGTCGAACTGGATTTGGTGGATGCGCGCGCCGTTTCGCTCGCCATAATTCACATCATGCGCGACGACGTACATGTTAAGATCGAATCTATTGCCCGTTTCATAGCCGAACCTGGCAATAACTTCGGCGGCTGTTTCAGCCGCCCAGGTGGTCCACCAGGCTTCCGTCGCCTCCGTGTTGCATTCCGGGTCGATGGAGCCGGATGGAGCGCGGTCAGTGATCATGAAACCCGCGATGCCTTCCGCTGAGAGGACGCTGTCGCGCCGGCTGATCGTGTTGCCCAGGTTCAAGTTCAGCCGGTTCCAAATCGCGCTCAAGCTGTTGTATGTTGAAACCGCCATCGAGACGAGAGGCGGTTTGGTGTGGAGGTGGGTGGGGGTGAGAGAGCTGAAGGTCGTGTCGAGGATACCGGTCAAAATGCCCGTAAACGTGAAGTCGATGTAGGCGGGTTTCCCGGCTTCTATGAATATCTCGAACGTCCCTTTGCATCCTTTGAGCTTGTGGACCTTGGTTTCAGTGTACCAATAGATCGTGCAGGACGAGCCGACGCCGGTTGGTACAGTTGGTTTGTACGTGACATAACCGTCGCGTGCGCCGGAGGAGGATTCTGCGGTGTACGTGGCGGCGAGATCGCATGCGCGGAGCAGCGGATCGATCTGGATGGCATGCGCGCTGGAGCCTCTACTGATGTCCGGGGAGGTGCCGTCGGTACGGTTGCCGCGGAGTTCGACCCGGAAGCGGATTTGCGCGTGCTTTTTCGTGATGAACGGAGCCAGCCTCCCATAACCGCGGTCGGTGATGATGCGGTCCACCTTTTCACTCAACACCTGGAATTGCACGGTGTTGCCGAGCACGTCAATGGTGTTGTTGGTCGCTGTTGGCCCTGAGTCGGTGCCGTAGGTGGATTCGATTTTCGCCGTCAGGAGTTGGATTTTGATGCGTTCCATGGTCTTGAGTGGTGGTTGATGGTTGCGGGTGGTTAGGAGAAATCAAATGGTTATTCGGACGTAATCGTTGAGGATGTTTTTGACCATTGGCAGAAGATCGAGTTCGGCAAACTGAGAGAGACTGCCTGCAGCGCCGCCTACGGTGGTGAGACCGAGGCGGTTTTTGTTCTGCCAAAAATGCACGACCTGCTCGATGCACGCCCGATTGATATCCTCCGGCAGGGGTGTCTGCCCTTCGCCTGGCGTGGTGCCTGGCGCCACATATCCGCCAACATAACGCACCCGCGCAAGGTCTTGTCTCCCGCCGATCGGAGACAGAATTTCGATCGTGTTCAGTTGCGGGCCAATGAGGTATTCAACGCCGGCAACTTCCGTCCATACATTGGCTGATTGGATGTCAAATGCCGTTACGGACTCGATCGGATAACATGAGACCGGGATGTGGATTTCATGCGCTCGAAAGCAGTCCGTGGCGTTGGTGTTCCGGATGAACTGACGCCGGCAGTACCGGTTGAACCGTGCAGACACCATGAGCAGCCAGGCTGTCAATTGCTCGTCATCACCAGTGTCGGCGCTGGTGATGCCTAGACGGTTTTTTATCTGTTCTAACGTGGCGAGCATGATGATCAAATTTTCGATGCGGACTCCGATTCATTGAGCATGCGCGGATCAGTGGTGGTGTTGGATGAGATGGGCTCGAGTGCGGTCAGCCGAGAAATTTTTCCGGAGGCTTTTTGCGCGGCCTCGAGGATGGGCGTTGAACCGTCCCAGGACTCGGCGAGCATGGCGCGTTTTTGGGCGAGGAGCTGGCGGCCCCAATCTGCGTGCATCCGCGCGCAAATGGCCAGCAAATAGCCGGCGATGGAATTCATGTCAATCATATCGGCGTGACCGGCCTGGCGCATCGCAAAGACAATGGGGTCCGTGTCAACTTCGAGGACGCCAAGGCGGCCGCCTTGATCATCGAGGATTTGAATGGTCAAGTTCATAGAGTATTTCCAATCAAGGTTTCACGATGAACCAACTCACATGACAATCCACCGCCGGCGCCGTCGCAAAGCGGAATTGTATCAGGCCAGCCGAAGGCACCGCCTGCACGGCGTAGGCTTTGCTGTCTGCTGAATTAATTGTGGCCAGCACCACACTGTCGGCGGTGACGAAGGAGTTGGTCAAATTGTACACGCTCGTTCCGCTGGAGACCTTGATGCGACCACTCATGGCGTTGGTGGAACTGCCAGCAGAGACGGTGTTGTCCACGGTGGCCTTGAAACTCCATTTCTCGTTTACTGGGTCAAAACCGACGATTGAGTTGGTGGAAAAGCCAGTCGTGATGTGAAAGGCGTTGGTGTTTGGGCCGGTCCAAATGCAGGCGTTTGTGGTTGATTGGTTTCCAAAACTCAGCCTGTGAAAATAGTTATAGTTGTCATTGGGGCTGGTGGCAGCACGAAGTTCAAGAGTTCCAATGGTGTTAGACCAAACCAGACTGGCTTTTGACATAAAATGCATGTAATCAGCTGAAAGCACCAAGGTCATACCAAGTGAACCGGATTTAAGTGCCCAGAATTCCATGCCATTTCCATAGCCACTTCCAGTTATTCCACCGCGAGCGCTTGTGCCTGTCAAAAACAAGATTCCAGCTTTAAACTGACCGCTGGCAATCTGACGCACCAGAGCCATGGTAAAGCCAGTTGGCTCATAACTGTCGTACGTAATTGGATTAAAAAACAGACCGGCACCGTACGTTGGACCATCAAGATGCGTTCGGGTGTAGCAAATGATTGAATTTGAATGAGTCAAAACCATCGGTCTAACAGCACCACTTCCAGCATGCTGCACTCCAAGTTTGAAGGCATTGGTTTCCCACCACATTCCACCGCGCTCATGGTTACTTGCGTCAATAAGGAGGTTATAGAGGGAGAGCCTGTTGGAGGTGAGCGACAGGAAGGATGGGATGTGTAGAGCGTTAGTGATCGTGATGTGTTCAAAGTTGGTGGCGCTGCTAATTGAATGAAGTGTCACATCCCAACCGTTTGTTTCTGCCGTGACATTGTCGCCTGGCAGTATGCGATAAATGAGATTGGTTCCAGCTAGCCCGTTGGTGATTTCATGGAGGATGTTTGTCGCGACAGCGGACCAGTTGGTCAGGTTTTCAGAAGCCGGCTGGAACTCTGCGGCGTTGGTGAGGGCGAGGGCGGCGCGGTTGAGGGCGGAGGAGAGGTTGGCCCAGGTGAGGGTGGAAGGGATAAGTTCGGAGTCGGCGTCGCCCTGGAAGACGGCGCGGTAGTTGTCGCCTGGTTCCACGGGGCTCATGTGGAGGTAGGCTGAAGACCAGAGGTGGAGGTTGGTGGCCTCACCCGACAAGTTGGGAAGCAGACCAGGCGCCGTAATACCGATCGTGCCAGAGCTGGTGATGGGCGACCCACTAATGATGATGTGCGGCGTTCCGCTGGTCATGGCCACACTTGTCACGGTGCCTGAGCCTCCGGACAAAGAGACATTTGTCCAAACAAGCCCTGCCGGCGCGGAGCTGTCCGCAATGAGGATTTGACCATCCGAACCGACCGGGAGCGACACAGGTTCTGAGCCTGAGGATGTGATGAGATCGCCTCTCGTCGCCAGGAGCGACGAGGCCAAGTACGCTGGCGCCAGCCGCGAAGTGTACGTCAGCGAGTTTGTAATGAGCACTGTCCAATTGTACGTGGCATCGTTGGTGGGGACGGCGATGATGAAGGAGTCGCGTTGGATGCCGCCGATGGCGACGCGGTAGTCGCCGGCGAAGAGTGAGTTGGTGAATCCGCCATCGGTCGAGGTGGTGATGGTGAGCGGGCGGGAGATGATGATGGATGATCCGCTCTTGAGCGGAGTGGAGAGAGGCGCGAAAAGGATGTTGGTGCGTGCGGGTGTGAGGCCGACTTCGCTGATGTTTCCATAAATCGTCGCCGCTGAGGAGGATGATGGTGCAATGCCGGCGAAGATCAGGAGGAGGATAAGGATGAGTGCGGCCTGAATATGCTGGGCGCGCCTGGTCATGATGTGTGTTTTTTCTTTCGTGTCGTCGGTTTGATGTGGCGTCCGGGCGGGGGCCAGCAGCCGCCCGGACGCCGGTGGGATGCCGGTCAGGGAGGATGACCGGAGATGGGTCATGGGGTTATTCGAGTCGATTTGGTTTAGTGTAGGCGCGGACCGTGACGTTGGTCATGGCGACCGCGCTATCGCCGTTGGCGAGCGTAATCCGGAGGTATCCGACCGGGCCAACGGTGAAGTTGGTGCAGTAGCGCTTGGCTGTCGTCCCTGTCAATGCCGAGGTGAATGAGATTCCAGCCGTCGTCTCGAAGTTCGACCCATCAAATGATTTCGCGACGGTGACTGTGAGATTCGACGTGGATGAGGCGGACATGGACCGGAATGAAATGTCCAGCCCGACCTCATTGTACTTCGTCAATGTGACAAAGAGGTTGGTGGAACCTCCCGCCGGGATGGGGGAGTTATTGAGCAGCGTCGTGTAGCTGTATTGCTGCGCCTGCGCTGCGAAAGGCGCGAATGCGATTGCCCAGGCGGCGAGGGCGGCGAGGACGATGGCGATGTTTTTAGGTGCGATGATTGCTTTCATAATCATGTCATGGGTTGTTTTTCTACGATTTCAATGGATCAAGCTGATGCCAGCGTAAGCACGGCAAACGGCTTGAGCGTGGTGCTGCCGGAGGTGGTCTTGATCTTCACGCCGGCGCGCATGATCGCGCGATAAGATGTCATGTTTTCGGCGAATTTGAGCACGTCCGTCGTGCGAAGTTCCAGCTGCTTCCGGATTCCGACGGCCATCCCTTGAGGGTCGCCGAAGACAGCGACTTTCGCGGCGGCGGTGTTGTCGCTCGGCGCGGCGTCCACCGGAGTGACAGGGTAACCGAGGATGGAGCCGATCGCCCCAGCGGACGGGGCTTCGAGAGCGGTCTGGAAGATCGGGCGTTTGCTGGCGTCTCGGACCAGCATCGCTTTCGAGATGATCTGGGGATGCATCCACCACCGGGCATTCCGTCTGAGCACGGTGGGGTTGACGGTGGCGAGGCAGCGCTCCCAATCTTCCAAATCGGTTTTTTCCACAGCGGTATTCCCATCGGCAGCCGTGGCGGCAAGATTGCTATTCACAGCCGCGGCGTGGAAGATACCGACATAGCCCGCGTCAGTCTGGTCTGCCGAGCCGTCAGCGGCGAAACAGGCATGGTCAAGGCCGTGCGCGACAGCCTGGGCGAGCTCGCGCAGGACATAGGCTGAGATGTCCGCTTCGCTGTCTTCAATGAGCTCATTGGTGACGTGGATGAGCGCTCCCAGCGTCTGGATCGAAAGAGCAACAGACGTGCCTCCAAACGACCCTTCGGTAATGGCGGAGCTCTCCGACGTGCCGCCCGTGCCTGCACCTATCCAGTAGTAGCTCGGGCGCGAAGTCGCGACCGGTATGGTGTTGGTGCGTGCAGTGACGGGGATGACCCCGAGCGAGCTCCATTGGCCGTACTCCGCAAGCAGCGAATAAATCTCGCTCATGAGGTCATCGGGCACGGTGGCCTGGCCCAGACCGCTGTCCACGCCGGTTAGAGCCTTGGCCAGGGTGGCAGGCAGTTTAGCCGTCGGATATTTGAGATGCCGAAAAACTGCATTGAGGTAGTCGCGATGTTCAGGCACCGAGGTGATCCGGGCGGCGGTGTCGCCAAAGTTCATCCTGGTTTCGCGGTCGAGCGCGATACGGGCGCGGCGAAGGGCGGCGAGGTGTTTCTCAGTGTCATCAAGACGGTTCTTGACCGTAGTGAGGTCTTCCATCGCGGCCTTGAGCTCTTTGCTCCATCGATCGCTTTGGGTCAGGATTTCGCTTTTGAGGTCGGCGAAGTTTTGTTCGATTTGATGTTGGATTTCCATGTTTTAAGTGGGGTTAGGTTTTGTTTTTCACCGAAATGATGCGGGTCCGGCGCGTCTGGCGATATCGGTGAGGTCGCGCAGAGCGCGGGCAAGTTGCTCCAAATGGCCTGCGGTACCTGTGGAGCACGGCAATGGCACCGAGGCATCCTGGGCTTGCGAAAAGGTCGATTGTTTTGCGCGGTCTAGGATCATGGCCAGGCAATCACGCAGGTCGCGTAGATCGGAGACAGGCACGGCGCCGGACTTGACCGCCTGGACCAGCGCATTGGGATTGGATGGGACCGCGACAGCCGAGACTTCAATGAGCTCTTGCTTCACGAACTTCCGGCGGTAGCCGGATTGCTCGGTGCCGTATTCCCATTGGATGGGGATGAAACCAACAGAACAGCTCCTTAAGAATCCGCCGCGGTAGAGCCCCCGCGCAACGCGGGCGATCGGGTTGACATCGGAAGCGAAACGCCAGGTCTGGATGAGTGCGCCGTCTCGCACTTCAGTGAGTTCGGCCCGGCCGATGGTGTGCAATATGTCGTCGTAGTGGTGTGAATTCTGAATCACCGGATTCCGGCGGTAATTGTCCAGCAGCCAACCAGAGGGATCCACGATTTCACCATCCCGGTCTAGCGAAGCGTCCGAGGCGCGAATGTGAAGAAGGTCCTGGTCCTCGCTGTCGGCCTTGGAATCGATCCGGACAAGCGAGCGGATGCCGTGTTGGCCGGTGCTGAGTTGGACGAGGTCGTCAATGGTGGCGGGTGAAGGCATGGCTAAAATCGTTTATAGGCGGCTTTGATGGCGCGGAGGGTTGTGGTGCCTGAAAGGGTCAAGAAATCGATTTGCAAGTGGTTTCTGCGCAGTTGCAAAAGGTTTTGGTGAGCCATCAAACATTTCACGCCCGGCATTCTGCCGGGCGTAAGCCGATTTGTATTGCCCGCGGCGGGCGAAAACGGTGCGGCATGGCGAAAATGTCGGGTCATGTCAGTCAAGCACAGGGATCAAAAAGCATCTGCAGTTGATGATTTCTTCGGGCGGACCATCGGGATCGCCGGGGAACATGAGACCGTTCGAGAATGGTTCCTCAATCGGAATGCCCGCCAGGCTCCGTTGTTCCGCCTCCAGATGCGTCGCGCGGACGTTCTCCAATTTCGCCGTCTTCCATGCCTTTTTTTTGACTCCGGTTTCCAGCATCCCCTCCATCCGCCCGTTGTTCATCGCCATCGTCGTCTCCGTGTCCGCGATCCGCTCGGCCTGATAGTCCGTGAATGCGTTGTACTCGGCGCGCACGCGGTCGGCGAGTTGTTCGAAGGATTCGCCGTTGGCGAGGCCTTCTTGGAGGGAAGTTTTGATTTGGTCGAATTTATCCTGAGTAATGGAGGTGATCATGTTTTGGCGGCGCTCGAAGAAGGCGATGGCGGCTTCGGGTTTAAGGTTGGTGCTGGCCATACCGAGTTCGGCGAGGAGGTCGCGGGCGCCGGCCTCGAAAGTGGCGATGAGACGCGGTTTAAGGATACCTTCAAGAGCCGTTCGTTCGTTTACAAAATCAAAAAGGGCATCCCAATCGATTTCAGCGGATTTGGTGATAGCGTGGCTGGCGGGGATGGATTTGAGTTGGGAGGCGAGGCGCGAGAGGATGCGTGCGCGTTGTTCGAAGAAGAAGCGGGCGAGTTTGGTTTTGGTGAGGCGGGCTTCACGGCGGCGTTTGGCTTCCCAGCCAGGATCGGCCGGGGCGCAGGTATGGATTGGATGATGATGGTGATGATGCAGGATGATCGGGCGTGTGATTGTGGATTGCGTGGACGGCCCTGGCGGTGCTGGCGGTGATGGTTCGGCGAGGATGGAGGCCGCCGGCTGTATGGAGTACGGGAGAAATCCAGTGTTGCCCCACGGGTATTCAGGGAAACCGAGATCGAGTTCCTTGTTGATGTCATTCCAGGGCACGCCGCATTGGAAGATTTTCACCGCAGCGTCGAAGCGGGCGCGACGAAGGGCCTGCATCTCAGGGAGATCATCCAGGTCGAACCAGATTTCAACCGGTGCTGTGATGGCCGACAGCGCGGAGCCGATGCGGCGCGCCAGGGGAGCAATGACATTTTGCACCCAATTCGCCGCCTGCTGCTCGCTCACGCTTCGATTCGCATCTTCAGTGTAGCCGAGGATATCCTGCGGCACACGAAAGACGGCGAGAATCTCCTGGCGAAGATATTTGCGGTTTTCCAGGAACTGGAGATCTGCGGCCGCTATGGTCGGTTTCTCGATTTTCATCCCGCCGTGCAGCAGGAGCGGGCGGTCCGGGGTGCCTGCGGCGCGTTTCCGTTCGCGCAGGGCGGCTTTGATCTGTTCCTGGGCTTCCGGGGAGAGAAGTTGATCCGTGGTGACAATGATGCCCGTGTCTGCGTTGTTCGCGAGAAGGCCGCGCATGAAGATGGCCGCCGTGTAGTCGGCTTCAGTGGCGATACGCGCTATGGTGAGTGGTGAGAGACCGCGCCATGGGTGGAAGGGGTTGGGGAGCCGGCAGTGGATCACTTCTTCAGGCAGCAGGAGATGGGATGACATGAAATCCTTCGGCCCAGACGAGCGGTATTCCCATGCGACGAGCTCATTCCGGTCTATGACTTCAGTCATTTGGTCCGGCGGCAGTATGTGGAGCGAGGCTATGTTGGCCGGACCACGCCTGGCCGGGATGACCGCGCCGGATTTGTCCAGTGCGATGACAAAGAATTCTCCGCGGAGATCAAGCCATAGCGACAAAAGCTCAATGAAAGCGGCGCGGTCCAGGAGCGGATGTGGGCGGAGGAGAAGTTGGTAAGCTGGGCCGGACTCGATGGGTTGAGGCTGGTTCGGCGCGTAGAGTTCCAGCCCGACTTGGGTTAGCTTCGCTGCTTTAGCGGTGACCGCGGCATAGACCCACGGCACCTGGAGCATGGCATTGGATAGATTGGCCGCGGCTGAGGTGGACGAGGTGTCGTGGCCGGCGAGCCATGCGCGCGCCCAGGATGAGAGCGCGGTTTTACGGCCTACCCAGGACCAGAATTTTTCCGAGATGTTCATGGTGTCAATCAAGGGAGGTTAATCGAGGAAGACGGCTTCTGCGCGGCCCTGGCGGGCGTGGGCGTGTTCACGGAGGGCCAGGGCCCAGAAGCGGTCGCAGTGTGAGTCTTGTGATTCGCCTGCGAAGCGGATGTTGCCGGCGGGCGTGGTTTCTTTTTTGACGCCGCGGAGGTCGGCGCGCAGGGCTGGGTTGCGGAAGATGCGGAGGCGTCGGTCCTCGAAGCGGCGGAGGAGGTGGAAGGCCATGTGTTCCTTGGCGGCGGCGGTGAAGGTGACGGGCTCGATTTTCCATCCGAAGCGTTCGCGGGCGCGCTCAGCGAGTTGCATTCCGAGGCCGGTGGCGTCGAGGCAGGCGCGGCGGAGATTGGGGAGCGCGAGGAGCTGGAAGAGTGTGGCTTCTTGCTCTGAAAACGTGGTGGCGCGGAGCTCGATGCGGAGCCGGTCATGGGACACGTCCCCAACGACTTCGCAGAGGTCCATCACGGTGAGGTCGTTTTTCCGGCCGACATCAACGCCGAGATAAAGCGGGTGTCCAGCGCGGGCGAGGTCGGAGAGGGTGACGGGCCTGGAGTCAGTCTCGGCTGCAGTGATCAATTCCCAGGAGATGAAGGCGGATGATTCATCGGCGGGGATGCAGCAGTATTCCTGGAGCCACTGTTCTTCGTCGAGGCATTCGCGGCGGATGCGGTCGAGGAATTCCTGGTCGGTTTCGTGCTGCTCGGTGGGACGCTTGGAATTGATTTTTTTGACGAGGCCCTGGGCAACGGCGTCCTGGAGGGTGACGCGGTGGTGGGACCAGCCCGCTTTGTTCCCGCCTTCTGTGATTTCGCGTATGATCTCCGCGAATACGGAGTTTGCGCCGCGGTGCGTGGAGATGATCTCGAACTGGCCGCCCCACGTGGTGACCGGTTTCGCGACGCGGTAGAGGAGGCGCTGGTCCTGGTGGAGCGCGAATTCATCCAGGACAACATGGCCGCGCTTGCCCGCAAGAGCATTCGGATTAGAGGAGAGACTATAAATAACACGATTTCGCCCCACACGAAGAGCCCTCGCAGACGTGGATTCATGCGGGTCAATTAACACTTCGCCAAGGTCTGTGCAAGCGATTTGCAGGAGCTTTGCCCAGGCGATGCAGTCCTGGATGAACAACTTGGCCTGGGTCTCATCACGCGATGACACCCAGACATCGAGGCGGGCGTCCTGGGTGGCGCAGCGGCGTACGGCGGAGTAGGCGGTGGCGTAGGAGATGCCAATTTGCCGTGATTTTTCCATGATTTTGAGTGGGCTTCGGTCTTCGATCCAGCGGCGTTGGTAGGGGAGGAAGTATGGATCGTTTTTGGGCATTAGATGAGTTTGAGGGCTTGTTCGATTTTTTGGAGTGTTTCCGGGGTGATGCCGCCGGAGGATTTGACGGATGCGATTTCGCGTTGGGCGGCGGCGATGGCGTCCTGGTATTTCTTGATTTCGAGCTGGAGGCGTTCGGTGTCGAGGGCGAGTTTTTTTTCGGCGAGTTCCTGGTCGCGGATTTTGAGGATGAGGGAGACGAGGTTGCGGACATCGTCGGGTTTTGCATTTGGGTCGGCCGAGATTTCGAAGGCTTTTTGGGCGACGAGTTCGATGGTGGCTTTGTCAAAGGAGCCTGGGCGGCGGCGCATGTCGTCTTCGAGGGCGCGGCTCATCTGGGCGGCGCGTGCGCGGCGCGCGAGGACGGCCGGGGTGCAGATTTCATGGTAGAAGCGCATGATGGCGTTTTTGCCCATGCGAATGCCCCATTCTTTTTGGATGAGTTCTGATGCCTGGATGTAGCCCATACCGGAGAGGAGCCATTCGGCGAGCTGGGCTTCCTGGGCTTCGGTGAGCGCGTGTTCGCTGCGGTCTTTGCGTGGTTTTTTCATGCGGCGGGCGCGTGCGGCGGAGGAGGCGGCGTGGTCATGCGGCAGTGGAGGATGCGAGGGCGGCGAGGCCGGAATCGGAGAGGCGCCATTTGCGGAGGCCCAAGAGTGCGTCGGTGACGCCTATGATGAGGGCGCGGCGTTCGAGGCTCGCTAGTTCGGCCTGGAGTTCGGCGCGGGTGACGGGGGACGGGAGGAGGGAGTTGGCGTCCACGTGGAGGGCGGGCTCCGGGAGGAGGCGCGGGTGGACGTTGTGGAGGGAGGCGAGGATGGCCAGGGTGAGGTTCATGGATGTTGGTGGTGTGGGGGGTATTAGGTGCGTTCGATGTGCCCTTGGAGTTTGCCGATTTTTTCGGAGAGGGAGACGGAGAGGTTATCGATGCGGTTGTGGATGCGGCGGGCGCGTTCTTCGTCCAACACCTGGCTCTTCGCGATGGCCTCCCGGAGTTCGCTGAAGCCGGTATTGATGATGTTTTCGATGTGTTCGATCCGGCGCTCAACGTGTTCAATGCGGCGGTCCTGATGCGCGGCGCTCTCCCTGGACTGGAATTTTTCGGCGAGTTCCACCTGCACAGGCTGTGGCATGACCTCCATCTTGGCGCGGCCGCCGCGCAGAATGCCAGCGATGTTGCCGATGATGGATGCGACGAGGGCGAAAACGAGGAGCCAGGTGCCGATGTCGCCCGGCGTCGGTTGGGGTATCTGGGCCAGGAGAGCGATTTCGGTCATGTCAGTCGGATGATTTTGGCGGCAATGATGCACCGACAATTTCGCGGCGGTATTCGTCATAGGATTTGCGGGCGGAAGCGCAGAGGGCCGCGACTTCGTCCGGGGTGAGGGCGGGCTTGGTCCAGACTTGGGCGAGGCGCTGGGCGAAGTCGAGGCCGACAGGGCCGAGGCGCAGGACGAGTTCGGCGATCATGGGTGCGTTCATATTGGGGTGTTATTTTTTGGGTGGTCGCTGGAAGGAGTGGATGAGGGCGATGAGATCGTCGCGGGCGGCTGTGAGGGCGCGGATGGCAGCGTCCATACCGCCGGGATCGTTTGCGGCGTAGGCGGCGCTGTAGGCTTTTTGGGCGGCATTGGCGGCGAGCTGGTATTTTTCGTAGGCGCGCATGACTTTGTGTTCCTGTTCGAGGGTGGCGCGGCCCATGGCGACCCAATGCATCCAGCCTCGCATGGCGTGGTCCACGGTGACGGTGATGGTGGCGAGGGTGCGCCCGGCGGTGTTTGTGGTGCGGCAGCCTGTGGAGGTGGGGAGGGCGATGGAAAGTGAGGCGGCCAGGAGGAGAATGAGCGGGCTTCTGGGGATGGAGTTCGGCGGCGCTGGTGGAGGCGTGGCGGGCTGGCGCTTGGAGTGGATGGACCAGGCGACGCCGACGAGTGTGACGATGGCGCCGACGGCCTGGGTGAGCTGGGTGTCATCCATGATACCGCGTGCGACGAGGTAGCCGCCGGCGGCGGTGAGGATGTGACGGACAAGCCCGAGAACGATGTCTTTGTTCATTTTACTTTGCATGTCACCTTGCGCCCGGCATTCTGCCGGGCGCCATGGCGATTGTCTTGCCCGCGGCGGGAGAAAAGAAAAGCCCCCGGAACTACGGGGGCTCTGTCAGCTCATTGGCTCTAGGGCTTTGGCGGGCCTGATGACATGGTCAGACTATTTTTGGGCCGCGCACCATCTTCAGCTCGGCCTCGGCAAACCAGTATTGGAAAGCATCTTTTTTCCCGGACAGGATGTCCTTTCCGAGTTTCGCCATGGCGTGGCTTGAGGCTTTCCATGTTGCCTGTGAGCCTCGATGAAAAAAAATGTAACCACCAGGCGCGGCGATTGCATTGACGTGTTTAATCGCTGCCTCGACCTGTTTTTGTTTTATTGTTTTCATCGGTTTCTGAAGTTTCATTTTCCTTTATTCTGGAGCGGCAAGATGATGATAATCTGAGCGGGCAATCATGCGGATGTCGCGGGCGCGGGCGATCATGCGTGCGGCCTGGTGCTCGAGCCAGCGAGCGGCGGTGTCAATGTCCTGCGGGGTGGCGTGGCGGGTGAGCATGTAGCCGAGCTGGCCTGAGATGATGCGGCCCTGGCTTTGTTCAGCAATTCGGCGGAGCCAGCGGCGGCGGTTTTCGGAGGGGCGGCAGCCGAGGGCGACGAGGAGGTCGTGTGCGGTGGTCCATCGTGGACCGCGAGAGTCGAGGATGGAGAGGACGGCGTGGAGGTCGGCGTCGGTGATGTCCGGGGGTCCGGATGTGGCGAAGTCGATTTCGAGTTGTCCATCAGAAGGGGGCATCGGCGAACAAGGTGAGGCGTTGGCGGTGATGTGAAATGGCGCGGGAGATGTCCATCAAGAGGAGGCGGAGCTGGGCATCGGTGAGGTCGTCGGGTGTGGTTGTGTGGTACTTATCAGTTAGAATGGCGCCAATGTAGCGCCGGGCGCGGTCGTGGCGGGTGGACGGGTCCAGGTGGGCATCCGGGTCCAGGACCTGAGCGAGTTCGCGCGTGAGCCTGGCCAGCACCCAGGTCATGCGCGCGCGCTGCCCGCGGGCGGCGCGCAGTTGTGGCGCGAGATTGTCCGGGTCATAGATAGCGGCAAAGGCGGCGAGGACCGCATCAAGGTCAGAATTGGAGAGTTGTTTCGAGGAAACATCGCGGCCCAGGGCGCGGCGATGGATTTCGTGCCGGTCCGGTACCGGGAGGTCGTTGGCGCGGCAGAAGGCGGTGACTTTGGCCCATTCGCGCCAGTACATTTTGGTTTGAGCGGGTGTCATGGCTCAGATTTCGCGTTTTTCCTGGGGACAAAGTCGAGGTGGAGTGCTGTAAAAATATCTTGCTCGGTTGCGGATGCGATGATGTGCCCGGCGGCGCCCATAAATCCGCGATCCAAATCCCAACGGAGTCCGAGGGATTTGGTATGGTGGATGATCCAATGGCGCCGCCGTCTGATTGAGCCGGCGATCTCCATGTTGAGGGCGAAGGGCATGGGATCAGTTTGGCTGTGGGTCGAAGGCGCGCAGGATGCGGGCGAGGAGGTGCGCGAAGTCGGGGTCGGTTTCACGGAGGTTTTCGATGTGTCTAATGCCGTGGATGATGGTGGCGTGGTCACGGTGGAAGTATCTGGCGATGTCGTTGAACGGGGTGACGGGGAGTCTGGAGCGGATGAGGTACCAGGTGATGTGACGCGCGGTGGCGACGTGGTCCGTGCGGGTGCGTCCAAGGATTTCGGCGGGGGTGACACCGGTGAAGGTGTGGACGATTTGGATTGCCTGGGCTGCTGATGATGGCAAGTCCGGCGGTCTGTGGCCGCTTTGAACTGGATGCGCCCTGGCGGCGGCCAGGGCGCGGCGGAGCTGGGCGATGGTGCGGAGGTGGCGGAGTGTTTCGGCCTCGATTTCGGCGAGGAGGATGGATTCTGATGTCATGGCTGGTCCTTTTTTGTGTCGCCGGCGAGGATGGACTTGAGTTGGGAGAGGCCGGCGATGATGGTCGAGATTTTTTTGGTGTCTTGTTGTCCTGGATTAATCTTGTGCGGTGCTGGGGGTGTTGGCTGGATATGGAATCTTGCGGCTCTGTCGGCGGCAGATCGGGCTAGGGCGAGGTCCTCCTCGAAGTAGTCAGGGTTTGCGATTAAGTTTGAGAATTTCAGGGCGCCAGGATTTCGGCGGCCATTTTTGATTTCATCCTTAAGGTAATAGACGACGAGGTGGAGGTCGGCTTCTGTAAATCCAGCTCGCATCCAGAGGAACCAGGTGTGTTCGCGTGCCATGTCCAGTCGCAGATTAAAACCGGTCAATCGCACGTAGAGGGCGTGGAGGGCCTCAATCTGGTCTGGTGCTGGCGTGGTCATGGTGCGGTGAACGTTTCTTGTGGTGTTTTGAGCCGCGCCATGTATTTGCGGGCCCGGATTTTGACGAGAACGATTTTTTTGCGGTCGGCCGCTTCGCCGAAAAAGAAGCAGGAGGCGCAACGGCGTGCGGCCGCCAGGTCCGATGTGTCCATGGCTGCGACGGAGCGACCACGGTGCGAGGTGGTGGCCATGATGATCGGACCGTCCGGAGTTGGTGTCTGGCGGGTGTTGATGAAGATGTACATGGTGGATCAGTCATTGGCCGGGGTGGTGGTGGGTTCGGCAATTTCGGATTTTGGGCGGATGAAGAATTGTTCGTCTTGCGCGAACCTCACGCCGATGGCGGTGAGTTGATCTGGAGTGAGTTTTTCACGGTCGGCAAGGAGTGCGGTTTTGTCGACTTGTGGTTCCGGCGTCCGGATATAGGCGTTTCCCCAGGGCAGGCGCACGAGCCGCGCAACGATGTCGCGCCATTTGATTTTTTTGGAGGAGGGCTCAACGCGCCATGGTGTGAGCTCGAAACCAAATGTGGCCGTGTTGGTCTCGCGTGATTTTCGGTTTTGGAAGAGTTCCGCGCGATGTGCGTTGCAGTAGTCGAAAATCTCCGCTTCAAGTTCCGATATTTCACGGGTAATCGCTGAGATTTTGCATGCGTAGCGTTTTTCGAGGTCCGCTTTTTCAGCTTCAAGTTCGGCTTGTGTGGCGGCAAGTTTGATTTTCAGTCGGACGGCTTCGGCGACGCGTGTGTCGAGTGTTTCAACAGAGTGGATGGCGATGATTTTCATGTTGATGATTTCAATTTTTTGGTGTTGGGGTCGGGAAAGACGGGATGAATGCCGTGCGTCCGTTTGGGAGGACTCGAGGCGCAAGCTGGTTTTTGATCAAGGCGGCGCGCAGGGTTGCGTTTTTGGGGTCGGCGAAAATCTCGATGATCCGCCGCAGGTATTCGGCCTCGACCGGCTGAAGGTTTTCAAGGTGGACTTTGATTTGTGTTGCCATTTTTTTCATGGGATCAGTTTGTTTCGGTCCTGGGGCCGCGTTGGAGTTCGGCGGCGATGTTGTTGATTTTGGCGACGTGATCCCAGGTGAATTTTTGATTTTTGGATTTGGCCAGTTGGGCGGCGCGTTGGATGAATTTGATGTATTTCCCAAGGCCGTGCGTAACCGCGATATGTTTGATGAGATGGCGGATTTCAGGAGGTGGCGGGCCCAGTTTGTAGTAGTCGCTGATGATTTTGAGATCGCTTTCAGTCGGATGACTTTCGAGCTGCAGCTCCCAGATGCCGCGCTTCCGGAGCTGTTTGAGAGCCTGAGCAAATTCGCCGCGCTCGAGTTCCTGCCGGAAGACCTCCGTGCCGCACAGCACCATGCCGCAGCTCGTGGTTTCCTGTAGCTGACGGAGCACGGAAAGACAACGGATCATGGAAGTCCGTTGGTATGAGCAGAAAACTTCGTGGACTTCATCGATGATGAGGAGTTTGTTTTGATCGAGGAAGTTTTTCACGCGCTCGCGGAGGTGCTCGAAACACGATTTGCTGGATATGTGGCAGGCGTCGGCGATGGCTTTCATCATGGCCTGGACGCCACCGGATGCCGGCATCAGCACGTAGATGGTGCGGCCGTGGTTGTTTCGCCGCACGTATTCTTTCAGCGCGGCGGTTTTACCAATTTGCGATTCGCCGTATATGAATGAGATGTTTTGAGCTTCAAGCGTTTCGCGGCAGATTTTTTCAATTCGGCGCCAGACTGATGTTTCAACGAATGGGAGCCGGGTCATTTGTTCCCTGGCCTCAGCCAGGAGGCGGTATTTATTGATCGCGTCGATGTGGTCGGAAATATCGATCATCTCCCCCGTCTTGGGATTGAGGTAGGCGCCTGTCCATATCCGGTAAAGTGTGGTGGTGGAAACGCCCACGGCGCGCGCGGTCTCAGCCCAGCCAAGGCCGTTATGTTTCGCATGATGAAAGAGCCACGTGAGAGCCGCAGCGTGCGGCTCCGGGTATTTGCGCGCCGCCTCAGCGATCGTGTCGCCGCTGAGGTTGATGATGTTGCGATTTACCGGGCGCTGGATGAGGTCGCTTTGAGGAACTGGCGCTGGAAGCGTGCTGGATGAGGTGTCGTTCATTGCTGGTCCTTTCGTTGGGTGTGGTGGTTAATCGAGTTCGTCCAAAGGGTTTGTTGGGGGGGGTGGCGTGTCTTGGTGTTCGGGACCACATTCAGTCGGCAGAGTCTCCCACGTGATTTTAGTGCCTCCGTTCTCGGCGTCCAGGTCCTCATCTTTGATCGGCACGATGGGCGGCGGGGCCGCGGCTGGATCGCTCAGAGCCGCGGCGTTCTCGCGGGCGAGCCGGATGCGTTCGAGTGCGAGCCGGCGCCCGCGCCGCGCGACGTGGCGGAGGAGCGTGGCCTCGATGTGTGCGGCCCGGCCCATGGCGCGCTGGACGGCTTCGATGTCCTCGCGGCCGGGAATGTCCAGCCTCTCGCAGGTGCGGATGAAGCGTCCACGAGCGTCGAACACCCACAGGAGCTCCGGCGCGAATGGGTTCAAAATGACATCGTATTTTTCGCCGTCAGTGAGTTCTGTCGCGACGTAGCGGAGCGGGTCTGGAGAAATTTCGCGCGCCTCGAAGATGAATTGGTGTGTCCGGACACGGCGTGTGATGGCAAGAAAATCGCGGTACAGAATGAGTGCGATCTGGTGGGTCTGCAGCCGAGTCAGCTGTTTGCGCGCCGGCGCCCAAACTTCAGCGGGCGACAGACGGCGCAGGCGGATTTCGGGCTGGCCGTCCTGGGCGCGGAACTGGACGGGCGTGGTGTGTGCAGCCCAACCTTCGAGCTGATGATCGGTGCGATGATTGATGAGCTGGTAGATTTCGCTCGCGATGGATTGCCAATCAGAAAATTCGAGGATCGGGAATTTAAGTCTGGCGGCGCGTTCAGGTGGCAGGGCGATGAGGGCGTTGAGGAGGGCGTCGTTATAGCGCAACATGCCGTGGATTTCTTCCGGGCGCGATGCGACAGAGAGGCCGGTCTGGCCAGGGATGTCGGCGAGTTCATTATGAATCAAGTTTCCCAGGCTCTCCAGCGCAGCCTTGAAACGGAAGTTGCCTTTCGGCCGCCCCGCGTATTGGCCCACAACAGCTGGGTCGCCCTGGATGCCGGCGCGTTGGACTGTGATCTTCCCGCCGGAGATGTCGTGCAAAAGACGCTCTAAGTCGTCGCGGATCGCCGCCGTGCCGTGCTCGACGACCAGAGTGGTGCCGCGGCTGGCGTGGTAGCCGTGGCGCATGAGGACGGCGGCTAGCAGAAAGCGCATCCCAGATTCCGTGAGCGCGTCCATTTTTCCGGTCACCTCATCCTCACTCCGCAGGAAAAACCCCCACCCTATTTTGCAGGCGCTCCAGAGGTCCAGGGCGTGGAACTCGAGCGGCCTGCCGGTGCGCTGCGTGTCAAGGATGTTGACGAAGTTGTCGTGCCACAAATCATCAAAGAGGTAGTGGGATGCCGGCCAGAGGTGTCGGCGTGTGGTGAAGACCAGCGGGCGATGTGCCGCCGCGGCACATCGCCCGATACGGGCCGCTGTGAGCTCGAACTTGGACGAGAGATGGCGGTAGAGGTTTTTTTCGCTCCACCCCGCCGGCCGGGGTGGATAAGTGCCTGGGGCTGGTGGCGGACAGGTGTCGTAACCTGGAATTCGCGCGGTCTGGTCTCCTGCGTACCATCTCTGCCATTGACGCAGTATTTTGCGGATCGCCGCGCCCGAGGTGCGTTGGTTGCGTTCGGCCTGTTCGCGGAGGTACTCAACAAAGGCCTTTGGCAGGCCGATTGACTCGGCGCGTTCCCAGAGCGCCACCGCGTGCCGTTTGTCCAACAACGCCCGCCAATCTCCGGTGGCGGAGTATTGGCGGAACCGGCGATAAACGGTCTGCCAAGGCAACTGCACTTCAGATGCAATGGCTTTGCAGAGCCCCAGGAGCCTGCGTTGCCCGGCGATCTGCCGGGCGTAACTGTAGAGCAGCCTAAACTCGCTCCTGGCCGGAGCCGGGAGTGACGCGATCAACGCCCAATCCACCTCCCCATGACCGGACGCGGTCGCTGGTCGTGCGGAGCCAGCGACCGCGCCGGTGTCATGGATGTGCCCGGCGTCATGCGGCGCCGCCGGGCTAGTGGCCAGCATATAGCCAGACGCCCCGGTGTCCGGCTGAGCTGCATGGTTATCGAATTCAGCCGTCCCCCCGACGGCGGGGCCGCGGAATGTCGGGATGCCGGCTGGTGGTGGGGTTGGGTGTGGCATGGGGAAATTCCTATTACCAAGCCTGCTGCTTGATCCACGAAGCCAGATCGTAAACGGCGTCGAGGAGTTCCTCCTTGAGGTTCCTGCGCTGAGCATCGGAAAGGATGGCCCACGATTCAGGGACCGCGGCGGCGCGGAGCATGGTGATTAAGTCGCGGATGTCTTTTTCGATCGCTGCCGTTTCAAGCCCAAGTCGTTCGGCCTTAGAGCGTCGGATGGGGTGGTGCCTCTGGTGCGGGGCTCGTGCCTCACGAAAATCGAGCAGCAGTTGAGTAGCCGAGTGCGTGCTCAGGATTTCTTCGGCACGGGAACGGATTTCAACGAGGTTTTCTGGTATTGTGTCTTTGTTTAGAAGATTATCTAATATTGATGTGCCTTTGGAGACCAAATTAGACACGTGTCCAATTTGCAGCTTTTCGCGCACGGCCATGGCGATGGCCATATAGCGGTTGGCCTTTCGCCATTGGGACCGCTGGAATTCGGCGAATGTGATCTCAGGGAACAGGCGGTGGTGTAGTTCTCGACCGAAATCGCCATATTTGCAGGCCGATTTCAGGGCCAGCATCATGTCGCCGGCTATCGCGATTTCCCGGACGGCATTGGCGGTGGCGTGATCCGCCTTCTTGAGCTGGTTCCGGAGTGCCTGCCAGCGATCGGTGGTTTCGTCGTGAATCTCCATCTTGATTGGGTTCGTGGCTGTGATGGTGTTCATTGGATTTGTTTTCGTTTGAGTTCAAAAAAATGTGCCTTTGGAGACCAAATTAGACACGTGTCCAATTTGCAGCTTTTCGCGCACGGCCATGGCGATGGCCATATAGCGGTTGGCCTTTCGCCATTGGGACCGCTGGAATTCGGCGAATGTGATCTCAGGGAACAGGCGGTGGTGTAGTTCTCGACCGAAATCGCCATATTTGCAGGCCGATTTCAGGGCCAGCATCATGTCGCCGGCTATCGCGATTTCCCGGACGGCATTGGCGGTGGCGTGATCCGCCTTCTTGAGCTGGTTCCGGAGTGCCTGCCAGCGATCGGTGGTTTCGTCGTGAATCTCCATCTTGATTGGGTTCGTGGCTGTGATGGTGTTCAT